GGCTTTGATGGCAGAACCAGTACCCTTGAGTGTAGTTTCATATGCCACTTTAATGGCCTGTGTAGCCTCAGGAGAGAGCGTTTGAGCTGCCTTGCCTGCTGCACCCACAGCGATACCAACACCCTTTGCAGCCTTTCCTACGGCCATAGGACCAAGAACAAAGGTAGCCATATCGTCTGCAAACTTTTCACCCATTTCGTTGGGTACGGTTTCAGGCATACTGCGACCAATAGCACCCTCACCAGTAAGTTTACCCTCAGTAACAAAGTCACCAATACCACCTACGATATTCTGTAGGACTTGATAGCCCATACGAGTAATAGCATCCTGAGTCGGAGGATCGACCAGATATCTCGTGGAGATCATCGCAGGGTTTTCTGGACCCTCAGGTTTACTCGGGTCGAAAGCAGGATTGTTCTCACGCTTCGGCTGAGTCCTTACAGGAATAACTCCACCAAGCATTGTGTCTGCCTGACCAGTATTAGCGTATTTAGCTTCCTGTTCCTTTGCCCTCGCTTCTCGCATTCTCTGGAGTTCCGGAGGCATAGAGAAGTCTAGAAAGCTACCACCAAAGGGATTAAGACCCTTACCTATTGAGTAAGTTTGAGTCTTACCAGTCTGAGCATTCTCAGTGGTGATATTAGGACCAATGGTATAGTCCCAACTATTCTCGTAGTCAGAGAGTTCTTTGTACTTGTCTTGATCATTGATCGGTTGATAGATCTCAGATTGGGATTGTACTACACCCTGTTCAGGAACAGAAGGAGTCCCTTCGAACTCCCCCTCGTTTCTCATTTGATTTAGATCACCAAAAAGGTCATCACCACCGATAGGGGCACTATAATCCGATTCCCAAGGATCACGGTCAACTGGAGCAGTAGGAACCTGTGGGGCTGCTGGAGCCTGAGGTGCTACATAGTCTTCATCCCACGGATTCTTTTCATGTTCCATTATTTAACCTCTTCGAAGTTCTTCGGATTGCGTCCACCGCCAAGATATTTGTACATCTTCCCACCCTTACCCGGATAGGTTTGACCAGGAACCATACCAAATTCATCTGGCTGTTGCTGAGCATCAAGGGATTGTTTGGTTTCAGCTTGGCCCTGTACGTACCCACTGTTAACCTGTTTCAGGTATTGATGTAGAGCAACCTTCCGTTCAGGAGGAATATTCATAGCATCAATTTGCTGACCAATTCTCCTGCCACGAAGACCTGTGTCAATCTTCTTCCCATTGGGTAGTCTATAACGATTCTCAAAATCTGCCACAGACGGATTGTTATTCAACTGATCTTGAACTGACTGGAGTTTAAGGAATGCACCCTGCATCTGACTGTTTAGGACAGGAATGATCTGCTTAGGATCACTATTAGAACCAATAATCTCTAGAGCGTTGGCAACGTCTTGATTGGATACTTTACCATCCGTAGATGTGGCCTGAGCAATCTGATATGCCGTCTGCATCTGGAGAGAACGAAACTTGGCTGCATTAACAACCTTGCTCTGGTTCTTGTCAGACAGGACACCACGGTCAATGAACTTTTCAACAGCCATTGCGTGATCAGCGATATCCTTTTCGATACCATCTGTCTTACCGCTTTCAAGGCGACTGTTGATGTTATTTTCCATATCGGAAATAGCCTTATAGGCTGCTTGTACTTCACCAGATAGAGACTCGATAAGTCCCAGACCCTTAGATGACATGGTAGCGGCGTCAGGATCATCGTGTAGGATTTGAGCCATCTTCTGAGAAGAGTCCAAAGCTCCAACGAAAGCCTGAGATGCGGCATTGTAGTCTTTGGACTGCTTACCAAAATCATCAGTCAATTGATTGAGTCGCTTTACGTCATCATCAGACATACGAATAACTGGACCAGAAACCTTCTGAGGTCTGGTGGGATCAACAACGTTATAAAGACCATCATCACGGAGTTCGCCGGGAAGCTGTGCACCAATCGTACCATCCTCATTGATTGAGAGATACGTAGAGACATTCTTACCCTGAGCAATAGCTTCGGACTTAGCCTTTTCAGTCATGATACGCTGATGGATCTCAACCTTATCCTGAGCCTCACGGACCCTTTTGGGATCACCAGATTGCTTGGCTTGATTGAGTTCCCAAAGGGCATCACCGTAGTCACCAATTTTGTATTCATTCTTAGGCTTAAGAACATACTTGGTATTGGCGTCATCAGTAGTTGTCGTTTGACCAGTGTCTTCAATACTTTCAGTACGAAGGGTGGGATCGATCTGATCAATTCTCTTGTTGACACTTTCCATCTGACGATCATAAGCCCTCTGCTTACCTTGAGCAAACAGACCTTTCTGTTCGGGAGCAGCAGGATTGGCTTCTGCATCATAAGTCATAGTGACAGCAGTGGGAACCTTAACCGTTTGTATCGGAGTCTTCCAGTTCTCATTTTTCTGATAAGAACCTTCAACAATTCTCTTTTGAACAGTCTCATAGGAAACACCATTAGAAAGTTCTCTGTAGAAGACGGAAGCAGAGTCAGGATCACCCATCTGTCCTGCAAGGTCTTGGGCCTTCTTGGAATTCTCTGTTTCCTCGGCCTTCCTCTTTTCTCTCTTCTCTTTCATTTGCATAAGATTGTCCATCTTATACTTGAAGATTAGGTTCTCCTGATCAGCATTCTGCTCTTCGGTACGAGCACGGGCAGCATTAAATGCCTGAGCAAATCCACTTAGGAATGTTTGTTCTGCCATTTATTATTCCTCTTCGCCTTCTTCAGCACTAGGATTTCCACCAGTCATAGCCATAAAGCCCTGGGTCTGTAGATCTCCCTCTGGCTGCTGTCCAGCCTGCTGTTCTGCTTCTGCCTTAATTTCAGGAAGTTCTTCTTCAATGAGTTTCATCGTCTTGGGCATCTTCAGTTCATTCTCATGTTTGAAGAAGTTACCAGTTTCGAACTCGTCTTCATCGTCATAGATACCAAGATCGTATTCAACATCAAAGCCAATGCACATCATCTCGATCATACGAGTGACAGGACCAGCAAGAAGAAGAGCAAAATCCGGAGTCCACTTACCTTCACCCACTCCACTAAGAAGTACGAAATGAGCCACCTTATAAAGAGGAACACCAGTTTCAGCTAGGGTCAAAAGACCATTGGCTACTTTGAATTGAGTCAGTCTACCAGAGAGATAATCTAAGGCTTCATCCAGATCTGTATATTCCGGAGGCTGATGCCACGGATAGTTCTTAGTATCTGAGGTATAATTCTCTCCCGGAATAGGACCTGCATTAACTGCCATTAGATTTCTCCTTCAGCGACCTCTTCGAGGGCTTCTCTTTCACTAGACTTCTTAGCTTTCTTGGTAGACTTCCGAAGATCTTTTTCGTATTTATCGAAGAAATCTTTGTTATGACGGACCTTCTTACCAGTAGTTTTTTCGTAATTTTCGAAACCAGCCTTGGTATAAAAGGCAAGTACTGATTTTCTAATTGCTTCATCAAGATCCATTTGTCATTCCTTAAAAAATACCACCCATCATGTTTTCGAATGTCTTAGAGCCAACAAATGCACCAGCGATAGAACCCAGAGCAGCAGAATTAGCACCTTTAAGTTTACTCTTACTTTCCATAGTAGCAATGGCTAGATTAGCGGCTCGGTCCTTAGCATTCTCTGCAGATTTAAAGGCATAGTCAAGTAGGGCATCGGAACGATCCCAAAGTTGATTAAGCTGATTAACAGAGATATCTAGCATATTCTTTACGTCAGTCGTAGCTGCTTCATACTTCTGTTGGTCGTCCTGAAGCTGTACCTGTTGTCTCCAGTTAGCGTTAGCCACTGCGATATTGTACTGTTGTTCGGAATAGAACTTCTGTCTGGAATCTTCCAGAGTAGAATTGAACTTATCTGCATCTTGAGTTTGAGACGCATTGAACTGAGCAATCTGAGTATTCAGAGAAGCATAGAACTGATCAGTATCATTCTTGGACTGAGCGTTAAACTGAGAGGCTACGTTCTTTGCGTTAGCATCGGAAAGAATACTCTGGATACGTGCCTGATTGTTGATAACAGCAGCCTGTTGCTCATTATCAAGGTTCTTCATATCCATCGCAAGGAATGCCTGAGAGTTTTGAACTGCAGCAGTCATTCGATTATCTAGATTGATCTCTTCGAATTTAGCAAGGACATTGGCAGCATTAATAGTTGCCTGTTGCTTATTGTCGAGGTTCTTAATCGTCAGTGTCTGGAAGAACTGAGCGTCTTGCTGTGCAATCGGAAGAGAAGCCTCAAGGAGTGCCTGAGACATAGCAGCCGTTGCAGCAGTACCAGTCATACCAGAGAATGCAGCAATCTTAGATACGTTTCTGGCAGTAGCAGCAGCCCAAGAAGGAATCTTAGGTTCACCCGTTGCAGGGTCTACAAACTGCTCCTGAAGAAGCGCTATCTGTCCCTGAAGTGTAGCCTTGCTGTCCGTATAGTTACCTTCACCGAGCTGTTGAGCAAGAAGCTTACCCGCACTGGTAGAGGTATCAATGATATTGGAAATGTTCTGGGAAGCATACTGTTGAAGCTTCTGACCAAGTTCATTTACCGTACCGTCTTTGTTGACACCTGTGGCAATACCAGTGGTATCGGCCTGAGGGACATCTTTGATCTGTGCCTTATCGGATACCTCACCCTGAGCACCAGTCATCTGATTATTCTTTACTGAATCTTCAGTGGTAGCCGCATCATAGGTGTTGGCATCTTTAGGAGTTACTTGACCAATTGTACTCTCATTGATGGTAGGAGTATCACCAAGTTTGAGCTTAGGATCATTAGGATCAACTTGAGCAGCCTGACCAGTTTGAGAAGGGTCATTGAGCTTGCCGGTAACAGTAGTTCCCTTTTCATCATTCACCATGAGACTAGGGTTTGCAGCGACATAACTAGAATATCGATCTACACTGATCTGACCTGCTCTCGTAGGCTCTTCTGCTGTAATTTGTACTGGCCCTGCCATTATTTAACCCCATCAAGTTCAATACGTGTTTTGTGTTTGTTGTAGCATTCGACAAGGTTCTTCCTGTCTTCACTCCAGTATTTCTCTGTCTCTTCCTTAGAGAGTTCTTTTTCAGGAAGAAGTAACGGTAGTTTGCAGAGTTCACGAAGTTTGCTATCAACTCTCTTAATCGGAGGAAGAGCAGTAATCACAATCTTATCTGATCCTGTTGAGGCGCATGACGCTAGACTTACCAATAGCAGGCTGCTTAGCATCAGGCTCTTTAGAAGCTTGTTCCTCATTTTCCCTCACAATCTCATTAAGTTTTTCATTATTAGCTCTCAGGTTGTTAAGGAGTTTATCCTGTTTTTCTACAAACCTGTCATGCTCGTCCTTCTGTTGCTTCAAGAGTTCTGCTGACTTCGAATTAATCTCAGAGATTTCTTTGATGCGTTTCGTCTCAGAAGCAGAGTACCCTGCATTGTAGATTTTATATTCGACGTAGCCTACAAAAAGTATTCCGATTACTACAAGTATGCCATAGAGATAGAGCTTTAAATTCCCGAGAGGCAAAATGCTTTCTCCCTCTCTCTACGCTTGACAAGACCCTTCCAGATGATACCACCGGCTTTGTTATAATTCACTAGGAAATTACACGCTTCTTTGATCTTGCCAGCATTGATTAGCTTAGGCATAGTACCGTTACAGAAACCACCAGTACCGATATTATAAGTCAAGGAAATGAAAGAGATGTATGGCTTGTCAGGGATACTATCAGGGTTCTTCAAGCATTTCCTCATACCATTCTCATGTTCAACAAGGCTCTGAATGAACTTGTCGTCACACTGTTCTTTAGTGAATTTCATTCCTGCACGAATGCCTTTGGTTTCACCATAACAAGCAGTCCAGACACCAACAACATCTTTATAAGCAACAGCACTATATCCCTCGAAACCTCCAATTAGAGAAATCGCCATAGCACCTGCAGCAGTAACACCGATACCGGCTTTTCTAAATCTGCTCATTTCTTATCTCCTGAAATTGAAGTCTGGGCTTTAAATCTTGCAAGATTGGCAAAGATGATTACAATGAATGATAGTCCGAGAAAGACTTTGGGAGGAATGTAGACAACCTCTTGTATATATGGGAGAGCGAATTCACAGGCAGAGAGTACTGCTGCGACTACGTTCAACCAAAATTGATACGAGAATTTAAGGATTTTCTTCCAGTTGTCTACAATCATTTTAATTATTCCCGCTGAATGTTGTTCCGTTGTAAGTAAGTGTTGATCCTGACATGGCTACACAACCTTTGGCATCAAAACTACCACCAGTTGCCACTGTGATATTCACAGGACCACGGAATGTTACATCTCTTAGAGTAAGTTGACTTGTTGCATCAACAGTAATATTGGCATATGCAATCTGACCACCAGAGATTAAGATTCCTTTAGAGTTGTAAATCTGGATACCCCCGTTGTCTGAACCGGCCTGACCACCGATAAAATTACAACCACCAAAGTAGTGACCAAGGGTTACATTTTGACAAGAGAGGTTGTATGTATTGTGTCTGGAATTCCACCCCATGACAGAACCATGAGCGTTATTCGTACCACCAGAAACAAGTAACCCGACAGAACATTTTGTAGTTTGTCCGTTAGAAAGATTATTATTTCCACTGTCTACAACTACACCAAAGACGCAGTCAGAGACGTTTGTTTCAGAAATAAAAACACCCTCTCCAGTTTCATGTAACCAAACACCACGATAACAGTGATAAATTTTACCACCTCTGATATATCCACCATCCTGCCAAGTTGGTACTTGAGATACATCAATACCATTTGCTACCCGCATGATGTATGGATCAGTGATACCAAAATTCTTTGATTGTTTTACTCTAATACCAAGAGTTGAACTATCAGTAGGATTTGACGGATCTAGGTGTCCTGCATAAAGTGGGCCTGATCCGATGTAATTGAAAGAGGAAAGACTAAAGTTGGAGTCTGCTATAAAATCCACAATAATTCCTTATTCATAGAGGATATTAACCGATCCGTTATCGAATGTTTCAATTCCGTTACCGGTTTTAAGGTGCACTTGAGACAGAGTTCCGGAGAGTGTTATGGAACCAACGCAACCAAACCATGCTGCAACATCAGTTCTTGATCCCTGTGAGGAAAAGGCCCAAGTGTTCGAATTTATCAATGTTATAACAGCCATCCCATGTACAACACCAGCAGCAGCAGAGCTACCATTAGTTACTGGAAATTGAGTAGTAGAACCGGTTCCATTAGACATTGCACAGAGATATCCAGTTGTTTCAGGACCACTATTGGGTCCGATTTGAATAGCTACACCTGTTGTACCTGTTGTTGAGATATTCTCCCACGAGAGAGTAATTCGTTTTACCCACGACGGAATGTCAGTAAAAGCCGCTGCAGTGAGAGTAACGGGGGAAAGGGCAATACTTGTGTACAATCCACTGTTACCAGTACGCTGATAACTTGTCACTCTCCAATTACCAGAACCAAGAGAAACAGCTTCAAGAGTATGACCAGCAGCAGTAGTAACGTTCCCACCTTGGGGAAGAATAAGAGAGGTTGCATTGTGAGTTAGTGTCAGTGCACCCGAGAAAACTACACGTCTGAATGTACCAGCAGCAGCAGTACCAAAGCTGGTGATCGTCGTAGTACCGGTGATAGTTACATGTTCGGTACTGAGAGAACCAAGATCAGTCATAGCAGCAGAGACAATAGAAGAGAATGGTTGAAGAATATTCGACTTCAGATCAAGTGCTGTCTGTTGGGCAGTACTTACTGGTTTGTTAGCATCAGAAGTGTTGTTTACGTTACCAAGACCAAGGGTTGTTCTCTGTGCAGTAGCATCTGCGTCATCAACCAATGCTCTACCAGCAGCGGTAAAGTCAGCCAATGCAGCAGTACCAGAACCAGTAAAGTACGGAACTTTATCAGCAGCAGAAGTAAGACCAGCGATAGCTTGAAGCTCTGCATCCTGTGCTTGAACATTAGTACCAATAACTAGACCAAGATTGGTTCTTGCATCACTAGCATTAGAAGCACCAGTACCACCATCAGCGACAGCCAAGTCAGTAATGCCAGTGACAGAACCACCAGTGATGGTGACGTTGTTGGAATTCTGGGTAGCGATAGTACCTAGTCCGAGAGTTCCTCTCGCTGTACCTGCATCAGCGTCATCCAAAAGGGTTTTAACATAAGTAGAAACACCCAAGGTTGTCTGAGCAGCAGAAGCGTCTGTATCATCAAGAAGAGTTCTTGCATAAACTGTTAGATCCGTAGTGGCATAAGTATCAGATGCCGTGGTATAGATCATCTTGTTGGCAGCAGTGGTTAGACCTGCAATGGACTCCAAACCTGCGTCATACAACTGATGTCTTTGCCAAACGGCGGCAGTTGCAGTTGAATCTACACAAATGTAAACCCTGTCATTGGTGACATCTACCCAGAGAGAACCAACTACATAACCGTCATTTACGTCATCTAGAGCAGTTGGAGCAGTAGTGGCATCGATCTTATTTAGACCACCGTTACCGCCATTCGCAATAGGAAGAATACCTGTAACAGAGTTCGTGAGATTGATTTTTGGACCTTCACCCACCGTTCCGTCATGAGTATGACCAACAGAGGAATCAAAGGCAGATTGGAGCTGATTGAATTCTGCATTAAGCGGGGATGCTTCGATAATATTTCCAGTTTGGATATCTGCAGCAGATTGTCTAGTATAACCTGTACCCATTATTTCCTTCCTTCGACATGGAACTCGAAAAGAGTACCTTGAATTGTATAGCTCGGGTTAGTATCTACGGTTGAATATTTAATTTGGACGGACATACCTGAACCCGAAACATCTGTGACTAGAACTGGAATCGTTCCACCTGAATACACACCAGTGCCATATACACCGGTACCATATAGAGATTCTGTACCACTAGTACCAATTTCAATAGCATATGTATCAGGATTAAGTTTAGTAGGTTCCTGCCAATCGTACACTAATTTAGCATTAATGTGCATCAAGCCTTCAGGACGTACAAACACTCTAATCCTTCTCATCGTCTTACGGACACCGGCATCACCGAAATCTAAGAAAGGTGTTGAGTAAATTGCCTCGATAGGACTACCGTTGAAATCATTCCCAGACTCTTGTCTGAAGACATTCCCTTCGTAATCACCATGAAGAACGTATTCAGTGGCTCCGATATATTTAGATGCAGCACAGGCTGCAGAAATTCCCTTGAGCCTACCCCATTCCCAAGCAATAGATCCATCGGGATAGTCACGGAGACACCCGATGATACCAAAAGTATCTACAGCAGTCTTGCTAGGAGAAGACAGGAAGAATCTTGCTTGAGATTTACTTCTAATCAAGACAGAGCAAACTTCAGTCATTTGATTAGAGACGATTTCTTCTGTCACAAGTCTTTGGATCTTCTTGGAAACGACCTCAAGTTGGACGTCACCAATACGGTTAGTACCACTGATAGGTCTGAAACCATCTTGAGATAGAAACAGAAGATCTCCATCGATTTCCTGTACGCTATCAGAAGCCAAGCAACCTACGTTGGCAGTGACGTCATTTAGAACAAAATCAGTACCGGAAACCTCAACCTTTTTAATGTTATTACTACCGAAAACATAGAGAGAGTCTCGAAAGGGTTTGATTTGAACTACTGTATAACCTGCAGGAAGCTGACCAGCACCGCTAGCAGCAGTGAAATCATATTCAGCAAGAGGGGCAGAATAGACAGCTAGATGTTGTCCTGCAAGAAAGAGAGTGTTCTTGAATACACTTACATAAGCAGGTGTATCGATGGCTTGGTTTCCGCCTGCATTGGCATAGTTAGCACCAGAATGTGCGGCAGTAATTTCAACCCAAGTAGTACCATCATACAAGCAAGCAGGGTTGACACCATCTACAAAACAAATCTTAGGTGTACCGTTGAAGTTGAACTCTACAAAACGAATTCTGGTTACATTAACGGAACTTCTTGTGAGTCCAGTTACAAGTTTGGTCCATCCAGTGCCGTTGAAGATATAGAAATCATATGTGGCACTTACTTTTTGTTTTCTGGCTACAATAATATCTTCACCATAGAAAGCTACTGTAAGAATTCTACCCTCAGCTCCTGCATCGTCAACTTCAGGAGATGATACAGAGAGTGGAGTGTATCCAGATAACCTTCTGTAACCACCGAAAAGAGATGCCTCAAAGTTCTGAAGTTCAATAGCAGAGCCGGGTTCATTATCAGACAGTTGAATGTGGTTAATATTAGAATTCAACCCACCAATAGAGACAACCTTTTGACTCTGAAAATTTTCCATCATAGATGATAAGCTCCTGATTGACTATAGAATGGACCACCACCTAGATTGACTCGTCCATCATATGCATAGGGAGGTGCGTCCTTCACAAGGATCTCATACATGCTTCTAATACCCTCTTGGAACTTATTCTCAGCGATTTGCTCACCCTGAGGATTTTCTCTAAAGAGGTTCAGATGGTATAGTGCACCAAACGTAATGACGTTGTCGAATTGATTCGGGATATCTGTAGTGTCGGAAAACAACACTAGATCAGATGGATTTTTGTAATAGAGATAGGAAACAGTATAAGCTTTCTCAGGTGCTGGAGTTACTCCGAAACCACCTTTAGGATTTCTAAATACATGTCGGGGAACCGTCCGCCCATTTGGGGAAGCTCCTTCATCGAGGTCTCTAAAATATTTATAGAATTCGTCTACATCGATTTCAGGCAGTGTCTCAGAGGCAACACCTAATGTGTCATCTCGATCAATTCTGAATGACTGCCAATCGACAGACTTAAAATTTGCGGGCCATGTGTACATGTTCTGGCCGATAGTCAGAAGTTGAGTACCTGTGATGGCATGATAAGGCCATTCCCACTTCTGTTGATTTATTTCATTGATTGCATCAACTACACAGTCCTTTGCAACTGCTTGCATACCTTTAGCGGAAGCAAAGGAAGTCTCTGTTAGTTCGACTTCATTGATTCTCCGGATGACTCTGTTAGTCAGACTTAGAAAAGAACTTCCCATTGCTCACCTTTTTAAATAAAACCCTTAAGTCCACCCTTCAGGGCAAACTGCAAGAATGCTAGAATAACCGCACTCCAAACTGTCCAATTAAGATTCTTAGCTGTTCGTTTGATGTCTTTTAGTTCATCCTTGAGTTCAGCAAATTCTTTTTTCATGTATTCTGAGTTAACTTCATGTTTACCCAAAGATACATCAACAAGAATTCTCCACTGTTCAAGGACGGATATTCTTTTATCCAATCCTTCGTTGTCCATAATTAACCCCTATTATAGAATGATGGGGCCACAAGGACCCCACCAATAGTTAGATTAATTACGACTTCGGCTGAGCGATTACGCCACGGGACTCAACAGTCACGTCAACGATGACAGCCCATACCATGACCTTACCCGTCAGGACAGTACCGGTCTGCGTAGCAAACAGGATGTCAATCGTGTCGGAGGCCGAGAGTACGAGAGCCGGGGTCTGAACACCTGCCGGAGTGGCATAGGAGCCAACAGCAGCAGCGTCAAAGTCCCAACCATCTACGTAGATGTCAGCGTCAACACCGGTGATACCAATGTCGAAGGTGAGGTCCGTAGAAGTACCAGTCATGGCAGCAGTCTTCTGTGCACCAGCAGCCAGAATCTGGACACCAGCCGGAAGACGGAGAGCCTCGATAACGTCAGCAGCAGCAAGAGCAGAGCCCTTAGCAGTTACAGCAGCAGCGAGGTCGATTTCACGCCATACCTTGTAGGCAAAGTTAGCGTTATCCATATTACGCGGGGCAAGGTTAGCCGTAGCGTAGGTAGGATTGGAGAGAGTAGTAATAGTAGCCATTTATATTCTCCTTATGACCTATTAGTTAGCCTTGTTG